CCATCGTCTCGGGCGTCCCTATGGCCTCCCTAGCCGAAGGTAAGAAACTGACGGTCAACGGGCAGGTCCTCCGGGTCAAGGGTCAGGCTTACAAGCAGGCCAGCGCCGTCATCGAGCTGGAGTGCATCGACGACAACCAGTAATGGCCAAGGGCAACCCAGCCATCGACCCGAAGTCCCTGTTGGACTTCACCATGGCCTTGGACCAGTTCGCCAAGCAGGTCGGCGGTGACCTCGAGCAGATCGGGCGGGAGCAGATGCGCCTGATGTGCCGGGACGCCATGACCTTTACGCCCCCCATGCCCAAGGGCGGAGGCCGTGGCCTGCTAGACTCTGCGCGCCGTGCCGGTGCCAACAAGCTAGGCAACGACGTCAAACGCATCTTCATTCCCCAGGACGCCCCGGTGAAGGGCAAGTCCGTCTTTCTCCGGCAGATCGTCAACGCGGTGAAACTTGGCCGAGGGGCTGAGGGCGGCTTCGGCGCTGAGTGGCTGGACGTCTACACCAGCCAGACCGCTGGCAAGGTTCGCGGCCTGTCCCCTGTCCTCCGCAAGATCATGCAGGACACCGACCACCACCGGGCGTTCCAGAAGGCCAGCAACTACCTGAGCAAGGCCAACATCCGTGGCACCTATCGACCTGTGGCCGGCCTCGCCCCGGACCCGCGTCCCATCCACGACAAATACAAGAACGCCGTGAACGGAAGATGGAAGCGCAACCAGCCCATCGGAGGCCCTCAGTATTACATCGAATCGACCGCCGCCCTCAATGCCTACATCCTCGACCGACAGCAGAAGGTCGGCCGCGTCAAGGCCGGGTGGGCGTTTAACCTCCGGCAGATTCCCAAGCCTGTGAACAAGAAGGGAGTCGAGCGCAACTTCGGCGTCTACAACGCGCCCTGGGTGGATTCAAACATCCGCTCTGGCACGGGTGTCTTCAGCCAATCGGTCACCAAGAGCCGCGTCTCGATGACCATCCAGAACCTGATCGGGAACATCAACAACGTGGCCAAGGACGCAAACACCGAGAACATCGTCTACGGAAATCGCGTTCGCCAAATCAACGCCACGGTGCAGGCTCGGATTCGGGACGCCATCGAACGGGCAAACCGCAAGAAATCCAAATAACTTTATGGGCTACAAATCCGCACGACACATCGTGGAAGCCGTCCTGGCTTCCTACCTCGACAGCCAGCCAGAACTGGCGGGCGTCACGTTCTATACCGGGGACTCAGCTGAGACCGCCACGCTCCCCAAATGCGTGGTCCTCTGCGACTCCGCCCGGCTGCCGAACGACTTCCCTGACGGCCTCGGCAACTACAACTGCGGGGTCCGGGTGACCGTCTTCGACTCCGCCGACGACACGACCCTAAGCCAGCACCGCGAGCGCTGCGCCGCCATCGCCGGAGCCATGCAGAACTTGCACCTAATCAAGGCGGGCTTTATGGCCAGCGGGGATGCCCTCTGCTACGACATCACCCCTACCGCCGAGGACGAGGGGGTCAACGAACGCTCCTGGGCTTCGGTCTTCTCCTATGACGTGCTGGTGGTCGTGAACCCTCAGTAACCCGAACTACCCGACAATAGGTATACCATGTGTGCCGCAATCGTTCAGGGAATTACTGCCATCTATGGCGTCGGAGCCACCCTCGTCGACAACGCCGTGGTGCAAAGTTACACCAATGACGGCGAGTTCACCGCCGAGGCCACCATCGTCAACGAAGAAGGTTTGACCGTTGCTTGGCGCGGCGACGACCGACGGACGCAGATCACCGTCGAGCTCATCGCAAAAACGGACACTATGCCTGTCCTTGGCGATGAGTTTCAAGTGACCGTGAACACGAAATCGTCCTACACGAGCGGCGCTGAAACGACCTCTTTTACTGGCTGGGTCACGAAAATCTCGGACAAGGGAAGCAATCGCGGATACTCTGCAGTTTCTGTCACCGCCGTCGGATACGAAGGCGTAGAAGCCCCCGCATAATCGTGGACCGCCGATTCCTATCGGCGTTCACCGACCCCTCGGACCAGGTTAAGATTCTTGGGCGTCGAGTGTCGCCCTTCTCACTGATTCACCGCGTCCAACTGGAAGCGGCTGACAGCCCCCTTCTACGCTCCGATGCTGGCATCCGCCCGGTCGACCTTCTGGTGGCCGTCAAGATCTGTGCCGGAGAGCCTGTCGGCAAGGCTTCGTTCCTTGACTCCTGGTATGTCGGCAAGATGGCCAACAATCAGGACTACTTCGCCGAACAGATTGAACGGTTCGCTCAGATTGTTCTGGTCGAGGCTTGGCCCAAGTTCTGGGAGAAGCGCAGCCGAAACGGTGACGCCACCGGCATCCCCTGGGTATTATCAGTAGTAGCCAATTTAGTGGCCAACGGCATCCCCGAGACCCGGGCATGGACCATGCCTGAGTCCCAAGCCATCTGGATGAACTCGGCCTTCGCCGTCATCAAGGGTGCCGAGCTGAAAGTCCTGACCACCGAGGAAGAGAAACTCATGGACGAAATGGACAAACAAAAATGAGCAACGTCATCCAATTTAGCATCAACGGCGACACTAACGCCGAGAAGGTCACAGATCGCGTCAAGCAGTCCGTCTCCGCCCTGGAGAAGAATATGCAGGGTATTGAGTCGAAGTTTAAGAACTTCGGCAAGGACTTGTTCCTCTCCTTCGCGGCGCCGATGGTCATCCTGAATCAGGCCATCAACATGATCTCGTCCGCCATCGAGAAATCGAGGGCTGACGTGCGTGACGCTCTGGCCGACGCCGAGAAGGGCGAGAACAAGTATATGCGGGCAGGCACCACCGCCTCCGCCCGGGAAGTCGCCGCCCGCAGACAAGACGCCCTTGACCGCAAGAACGCCAAGCTGGCAGCCGAAGCCCTAGCTGAAGAGCAAGCCAAAGAAGGTGGTATTCTAGGTTTCGGCGGAGAGGCCGACGCGGCTATTGCCCAATACGAAGCCGAAGGCGCCAAGATGGGCGGCATGGAAGCCTTCAAGCGAGACATCAAGGGCGCCCTTTTTTACTTTGGTCTTAGCGATATTAGCAAAGACAAGGATATGCAGGATGTCCTCGAGCGTCGTGCTCAGGCCCGAATGGCAGACTCCCCGGAAGCCAAGGCACAGGACGCCGCCGCCAAGCAGAAGGAAGCCGCCGAGATGCAGATTGCCAAGCAGAAAGAACTCGACTCCAAGCCGACCTCTTTCAAGGGACCCGAGGGCTTTTCCAACGTGGTAGGCGTAGGCGCCAACCCGGTCATGGAAGCGATGAGCGCTCAGCTTGAAGAGCAGCGCAAGCAGACCGCCCTGCTCGAGCGCATGGCTAACGCAGGCTTCTCCCCCGCCGATGGCTGGATGACCGCCCCTGCTTCTGTCGCTGCTCCCTCTCGCGCCGCCTTACTGCGCGGCAAACGATAAATCTTTATGGCACGTATCGACAAAGGAGACGAACTAGCAACCCCGGTTCAACAGCCGGGTAGCAAGCTGAGCAACGACGGCTACGGCCTGCTCACGGCCACGGTCGTCTGGAAGGCTAACTCGGATAACGATCTGTCGGTCGGCAATCGAGGCTCGACCTGTCCCATCGGACCCAGCGGAGCCCTAGCCGCGCACAAGTTCGGCGTGACCTACGACAACCTGGGCATCGCCACGATCACAGTCGACTACATCGGCATCGACCCGACCATCAACGAAGGGCTTTACACAAACCCGCAGGTGTCGACCTCCAACGGACTGACCTCGGAGAACATCACGACCAACACTAACTTCTTTGAAGCAGGTGGTGATGGCTACGACGGCGTGATTGCCGGCCGAAGCTACACCCAGTCCCCGCTTGGTCCTTTGGTGGAAATCAAGAACCCATCTGATTACATCAATATCATCACTGGAAGCACCATCATCAAGGTAAACAAAAAGCAGTCTTATATCGGCGAGAACGGCGCCTGTTTTGAGGACCAGAACGGTGGCCGCTTCATCGGCTTCGTCGACTCGAACTTCAAGCACCTGTACGGCAAGACGAACTACCTTGCCCCGCAGTCGTCCTTCTCCGGCCACTTCTACGCAAGCGAGGAAAGTGAAGTCACAAATATGCTTTCCTACCTCGGAACGACCTCCAGCGACAATGACTGGTTCGGCGTCCTGCCAATGATTGTCCCCGAATATGCCGGGACCACTTGGACTTCTAGCACTGAGAACGGCGAGTACAACCAGCTTCTCTTGTCTCAGGTCAATATCGAGGACTACGGCCTGCTCTACAAGGTGAACTATGAAGTGCGTTATAGCGTGCAAGGCTGGAGCGATAAGGTCTACCGTGACAGCAGTCTGATCTGAACCATGGATACGATCCAGCCAGGCGACGGATATACCTTCTCCGCATCGTCGAGCGGATTCAACCTGAACATCGAAAAGCCGTGGACGCCACCTACTGATGGTGGCTTATACTTCGGCTTTGAGTTCCCGGATGTTTACATCCCTGAGCAGTTGGTGAACGCCCCTATGGCGGTCATCCGCCCTGCTCCGTTCCAGTGCCGTATCGTGTCGGTCAACGGCGAGCGGTTCCTGCAGATGGCCTGCGGTTCCATCGGTTTCAGTCAGAGCAATATGCCCATTATCTACAACGGGGCTTTCACGCGCATCAGCCAGGGCCAAGCGTCCAAGATTCAAATCTGTCCTGATGGCATGAGGGAGACTGGCAACATTTACCCAGGCGGCAACCCTGGCATCGACCCGTCCTATTCCGTTGATTGGTGGACCGAAGAGGGTGGCGGATACCGTCTGGCTGATACCTCTGAGCCATTTGGAATCTACGCTTTCAAGTGGGACGTGGACATCAACGTGCCTCCATTTCAGGACAGCGATATTGTAAACACAGGCGTTCCTACGCTGGCCCTAATCATGTCGGACAACACGACAGACAAGGCCAAGATTGAGAAGGCCACGGGGCCGTCGATCTACGAGAACACGATGAACGTGCAAAAGATGGAAGGATACACCGCCGCCGAGACGGAACTGCCAGGCGACTGGGGCCACTGCCACACAACGTGGTTTAATCCCCGTAAGATTGGCTACAACCTCAAGACCATCGCCACCGTAGGCGTAGTGTCCAACAGTTTCACCGCGTCCGCCAGCATCGTCCGTCCTGCCGTCCCTTTGCTCCAGAACATGATCCAATCGGTGAACTTCTCTGGCGTAGCCTCGGGCGGAGCGGTCACGATTACCTGCGGAGGCTTTACTTCTACGGTTCCCTTCCCGGTCACCAATTTCTACAGCGGAACCGTGCCGGTCTACTCTAACGAGCTGACGCTGAAAGCCTGCCTTGAGTCCATCGTCGCGTTCTTAATCCCTGACATCGAGACCCCCTTCACGATGTTGGGCAACGTGGAGGTCTCCAAGTATTCCGACAACACGTACTACGTTTCCTTTGTCAATCAGCTGCAGGGCATCGCCGTTCCTCCTTTGACCATCAACACGGAAGGCGTGACGGCCTACGAGTGGGACTTCAAAATCACTCAGTACCATACCGGGTCAATCGACCTTACGACCCCAATGCAGTTCGGCATGACCCAACTGATGAACGAGGCGGACGTGACCGAGGCCGTAGACCCATACAATCTGAACAAGGACGGAGACCCCGAATGGAAGGACATTATCAACCGCGAGGATGTGATCGGCTGCACAGACTTTTCTGGGGACGTCATCTTTGACGGCATTCAAATCATCAACGACATCGAAGGAACGAACCCCGACTATACCAAGGTCGCCGGATGCACCGACGAGCCCGACTCCACGCACCCCTTCAAGGTCATCTACGAGGGAGAGGTCGATGGTTCCAGCACCTACTCCATCGTCTCGGGCACGGTCAACAACATCGTCCCCCAGAACATCACCGCCACGTTTGCGGTCACTGGGGTCAATCAGGTCTGGATTCAGATGCCTTTCGTCACCCCGGACTTCCCCAAGAACAACACGGACTTCAAGTGGGAGATTGGACCGACCTTGCCAAACGACACCGATGCGTTCGGTTACGTGCGCGTCGCAGAAGTCAACGGCACGGACATCACCCAGTTCGTCACCGGCTCGCTGTGGGCTGACCGCATCAAGCTCGGCTCGGCCACGGCGACCTACTACTACGCCCGCGTCTGATGTCTATCGCCTTGGGCAGCGCGGTGAATTACTCCACGTGGGGTAAGTTGCGCTGCGCCTATTCCAAGAACTCCAGGGATTGCACGGTAAGTAACTATAACGTGACCTACAACTCTGGGCTAAAGTCCTCTGCAAGTGGCAGTGGATTAATCAGAATTAAGCACCCGTTCACCAACGGTTCGTTTTACCGCCAGCCTAACTTTGCCAACTTCTACTCTCCGCCGTTCGAGGAAGACGCAAACGCCATCATACTCACCCCAGAATCGTTTGGGGCAGCAACGGTGGAAACTGAGGCCCAGCTCACTGGAGAGACCATCACCCTGACAGGGGGCAGCATGGTCATCAACTCTACCCTGTTCGGATCCTTTGGCACGCAGAACTACGCCGACGGCTCGGTTGACTACGGAACAATCACCTCAATCGGCAAACTTACCGCCTTCTGACGGATAAAACCCGAAATCCGCCACAATAGGTATACCTATGTCGAACACGGCGTATTTCCAGCAGGGTAACACTTTCGCCTGCACCTTCGCCTGGACGCCGGGTGCGACTG